TAGATCTTTCTACGAGTTAATAAGTACTATTGAAACTTATATCTTATTCTAACAATTCCGCTACCACCAGAACCACCTGTACTATTGTGAGGGCCAGATGTTCCGCCTCCACCGCCGCCGCCAGTATTAGCTGTGCCAGGTTGATTAGTAGAACCACCACCGCCTGTTCCTCCAGGGGATGTTGGACCATTTGAGCCACCTCCGGCACCACCAGAATAAGAAGTGTTTGAACCTGTTATACCTGTTGTTGCTCCTGCGCCGCCTGTTCCTGCAGTACGATTATTTGGTGTTGGTTGTCCAGCTGCTATAGCGCCTCCGCCACCTCCACCGGATCCATCTCCGTCAGAGCCTGCTCCTGCGCCGCCGTTTGTTCCTTGTGCTGGTGATACGGGTGGACTGTTTCCACTTCCGCCTCCAGTTTGTCCGCCGAATCCTCCGCCAGATCCGCCACCGGATCCTCCGGGTTGTCCAGCTTTTGGACTGTTATTAAAATATCCGCCTCCGCCTCCGCCGGCAGAGTCTATACTTAAAGCACTAGAACCTGATCCATTTCCAGCACTAGAAGGACCTCCGTTTCCAACGCTAATTGGATAAGATCCAGGACTTGCTGAAAGTGTAACTGCTGCTGCAGGGCTAGCTCCTAAAGGAGAAGCCGTATAACCACTAGTTGTACCTGGAGATTCTCTGTAACCTCCGGCTCCGCCAGCTCCACCGTGACGACCTGCGCCACCGGCTCCACCAGCTACTACTATATAGTCAGCTGCTTCTGATCCGTCAGCATTGCCGACAGCTGAAACAGTAAAAGTTCCTGGTCCTGTAAATGTATGAATTCTGTAATCGCCGTCTGTTGTTTCTGTTCCACCTGAAGCTGTTATAAATTTTGCTGAAGGTCCATTATCTTTCCCGAAGCCTCTTGCGGATGCTGCTCCTCTTGTTCCTAATAAAGGCATATTATTCTTTCCTCCTTCTATTATGCGTACTGTGTCATTGAAGCAAACACTGTGTAGGCTGATGCACCTGTTTTAATAACAGTATACACGTACGAATCAACTGAACTCGCATTTCCTTCACTTGGGGCTGCTCCACCTTGCCATTCTGTTGTAACACCTGATGTAGTTCCATCTACTTGAACAACAGTATTTCTGTATTCAGAACTACCTATAGTTACTAGATGACAAAGAGTTAAAGATTCTCCCGTTGCCATAATAGTGTTCATTGTATTAGAACCATCACCTCTAAGATTAATTGTCCAATCTCCTGAAGCGTCTGATGTAAAATACCAAACGGCTTGAGTTGTTGCATCATAGTTTATAGTTCCTGTAGCTGCAGTTGCATCTATAGTAACTTTTTCTGCAACAGATTCAATTGCTCCTAATCCATCAATTGTGAATTTTCCATAGCCATTAGGGGCCATAGTCATAGCACCGTTAGCTGCGTCTGTAATTGTAAATGTTCCAGAGTTTGTACCACTATTTGTACTTAAAACTAAGTCAGTAGTTCCACCCGTTGTAACCGTTAAAGTTCCAGCGCCATTAGAAGTTAAAACTGCTGCTGCTGCCGCATCTCCAACTTTAACCGTATCTGCTCCTAAAACAACATCTCCTGTTCCTGCAGGGGTGATATTAATATCAATATTACTATCACTACTTCCTGTAGATGAAAGAGTTGGGCCATTTCCGCTAGCTCCCGCGGCTACTGTAAATTCGTTTTCCGCTGAACCTGTCGCGGTTATTTTTATTAATTCATTTCCATTAGTATCTAAAATAGATGTTCCAATAGCTGGTGAAGTTAAAGTTTTGTTTGTTAAAGTCTGTGTTCCTGTAAGAGTTACATCTCCAGCTGTAGTTGAAAAACCAGTATCGACAACACTAGGATTACTTCCTGCACCATCAATATAAATAATTTTCCATCCTTTATCTGTAGTGGAATAAGTTACTGTACCACCTGATCCAGTAGCTGTTTTAAGCTGAACTGTATAGGCTCCACTTGTACTATTTTTAATTAAGTAAAAGTTCTCAACATCATTAGGAAAAGTTACAATTTTAGCTCCTGTAATTGCTTGAGGAGATTCAGCGCCTAAAATAATTATTCTTGTAGCTAAAGTTGCTCCTGTTGAGCCATCTGATACAGCTAAAGCTGTTGTATTAGCTCCTCCGCCTGCAGCATTTAGAGTTTGTACGGCATAACCGCCTGCTATTTGTTCTATGATATTTAAATTTGTATTAGTCTTTGTTCCCCATGTACCGGCGTTTTCACCAGTTGCCATTAATTCGACGCCGAGAGGTGTATATGTTGATGCCATTATTTAATCTCCTAATTATTGTTATTAATATTATGTTTTGAAAAACAAGTCAACCTATTTATCCAGCATGTGTTTTCTCAGTATATGTAGCACTGTCATCATAATCTTTATCTGTGTAATTTCCACTAGTATTATAAACTAATTCTCTGTAATATAAAGGTGAAAGTTCACCTACTGAAACAGTTGCTGAAACTCCTGTTAATCCCATTACATCATTAGGGGCTATTGCTCCTATAGAAGCATTTAAAGAAGATGGCGCTGTTAAACCAACAGTCATTTGGTCTAATGAAATAGAGCCTACAGAAACAGTCGACCCTAATCCAGATGGTTGAACTATTTGTTCTTCGGTAACAGTAATATCACCAATAGAAGCAGTTACTGAAACTCCTGTTAATCCCATTACATCCGCAGGATCAATAGCACCTACTGCAGATGTTGATCCAACTCCAGTTAATGGTACTCCTATTTCATAACCCAATGCGCCAACAGAAGAAGTTGCTGCTATTCCTGATATTGGTTCCGTACTTGCACCGTATGCTAAACCTGGTGTTCCTACTGATGATGTAATACTTTGACCACTTAATCCAACAGACATTTCAGTTGGAGATATTGCTCCAACACTTGTAGTTGATACTCCACTAGAGCTAACATCAACAATAACTGTCATTGCAGATTCACCCCAGTTTTCATAACCCCAAGGATCTCTGCCCCAACCTTGCTCGTTGTATGCTGATACTTCTCCGATAGAAGTTGCTAAACCAAGTCCACTTAAAGTAATAACTGGTTCATGGGTATCGCCCCATGGCTCAAGGCCCCAGTTATCTCTACCCCAACCAGCATTAGCACTAACTTCTGTTAACGCTCCAACAGATGTTGTAGCTATTCCAGCTGTATTAATATGAACTATAATTTCTGTAACGGGTGTGCCTAAAGAAGATGTTAAACCGGATGGTGCTGTAAGAATTTGTAAAAGTTCAACTTCAGCTGAACCAAGTGAAGATGTTAAACCTAATCCAGATAATGCAACGGAATAAGTTACTCCCCATCCCGCATTACCATATGTAGTTCTGCCCCAACCTTCTTCATTGAAAGCTGTTAAAGAACCTATTGAAGATGTTAAACCGGAAGGTGCTGTTAAACTTATATCAAGTGCACTCTCACCCCAGTTTTCAAATCCCCATGTGTCCGAACCCCAACCTTGTTCTGGAAAGGCTTCTACTGATCCAATGGATGAAGTTAAAGATGATGGTGCTGTTAATGATTGTGCAACAGTATTAGATTGCCAGGTGTTCTGTCCCCAGGCTACTGAAGGACTATCACCACCCCAAATTGATGCCATAAGGAGTTCCTCCTTATGCTATCCGGATTATCGCTGTAGTTGCTGCTGCTGCAGGAAACTGAATTGTAAAAGTTCCACTAGATACAGTTTTATCTCCACCAAAAGCTACTGCACAAACCGATCCGTCCGTGGCATGTGAATCATTAAAGATTAAACATCCGTTAGCGGTAAATGAAGCTGATGACCAAGATATATCTGCAAAATCACAAACTGCTGTTGATGAATCTAATGTTGGTGTAACACTTGTTAGAGCTTGTCCTTTAGCAGAATAAGAAGTTCCTGAAGTGTTTGTTATTTCTTCAGAAGATGTGTACGCAGTGGTACTCGCTCCTAAAGTTGCTGAACTTGTGTATAAAGCTAAATTAAAAGTGTTTCCTGTAGAAGCTGTGAAGTTATGTTCTGCTTCTAGTATTTCTTGTTTAAAGCTATTACAAATTGCCGATGTTATTGCCATAATGTTTATCTCCTAATTACTGAGGCGGCGACTCGATTGGTATACGGATAGTACCGTCTGTATAATCATCTCGTCTTCGTCTCCCAATTTGCATTGCTGCAAACTTTTGTAGTTCTTGTTTATACTTTCCGTCGTATAATGTCAACATATCAGTTGGACCTTTTAAATAAGAATATGCCTCCGACAAACAGCAATATAATAGTCCTTGGGGAAAGTATCTGCTGACATAAGTCCCAGAAGTTTGGTCCTCCAAACCAGGTGGTATCTTGTTATAATGAATAATATATTGATAATTAGCGTCTGGTGTAGGAGCTATATAAATACCTCCTGAAGTACTAGAAGTAGTTCCAGTTGCTCCTCCGAACATAGAATAGTATTTAGGTAATCCTGTGGTATCTTGACCTGTTTGAGATCCTTCGTCTCCGGTTAATTCCCCTACATATTCTTGTATGAAAGTTTGATCTCGTCTTTCCAAATATGTGCCTTGGCCAGTGCTTGCACTCGTAGAAGGAAATACTTGAATAGCTCTTACAAATAAACATCCAGCTGGCATATTTATTGAATTAGTATCAGTTGCAAATTGTGCTTGAGCTTGTTTTCTATCAGAATCCATCGGAAGATCATAAGCAATTCTATATTCTGCATTTTCTATAATTCTACCTAGAATAGCACCAGTAAAAACATTACTATCTACTTCAGTGTAATTTCTAATGTCAGTTTCTAAATCTGAAAGTGTATATGCAGCCATAATAGTTAACCTCTATCATTAACGGGTCCAATTGTACACTGAAAACCGCCTCCTGTTGCTGTACTTGTAGCATTAGATACTAAAGGAACTGTTAATGAATTATATAATGTTTCTGTTTGTGATGTTTTAGGACCTACTATTACTGTTGTTGAAACTGCTGTTGCTAAATAAGATCCGTATACCTTTGCGCCAGAAGAATGTGCATTAGCTGGTGTGTCTGATAAAGTGTTTCCTCTATAAGGCGCAGCTGTTCCACGTGTGCATCCTGTTAGAGTATGTGTAGACCTACCTGTATATTGAATTGTTTCATTTTGGTAAGTACCCACTAATAAAGGATTAGTAATATTTCCTGCTGTTAAATCAGCTTCTGTCCAAACTTTTTCTATAACAATATATCCAGCTGTTGGAAATTCAGATCCATCAGTTAAAACAATTGATGTAGCAGAATCAGTTAGGTCTCCATTTAATGTTGTAGATAATTCTAAAGTTGAAATTGCAACTCCACCTACCAGTTGTGAAATATCACTAAATCTTACATACGATGTGCCCGCATTTAAACCATTGTTTGGAAATGAAACACTTAAGGTTCCAGAAGCAGCGGTTGTTGTAAATGGATTATTTGGTAAAATATCTTGAACTGGGAATTCGACTCGAGCTGGTTTTGCATGTTGTAAGGCTTGAGGATCAGCGCCCACGGGCCTTGGATCTATTTGTGGTTGCTTAGGTTCGTATTCAGATGTATGGACCCAAAGACCATTCCATTCTTGAACCATTTCGTTATAAGGAAATGCCGCACCAGAACGGTCCGAAAGCATTAATGCATTTCTACCTTTTGCAAATCGTGCCATTATATATTTGGATAATAAGTCTTAGGCGTGATGTACGCACTAGCTGATGATCCATCCTCCTGTAACGCTCTAGCTAATTCATCTTCATATAATAATTTCATTTCTTGAACTCTTTGTGGTGCAAATTTTTGAGCTAAATAATAAGCTAAACCTGACACCATTGCGGGTATAAATCGATATGGTGCATCAGATGCATTGGTATAAGCTCCAACATCTTGTATTCGCGCCACATAATAAATATTAATATAATTACTTGCCGCTGTAGAATTAGCAGTTGGATAAATTGTGATAGTTGTTCTATCTATAAATCTTTGAATCCAAAATTGACTTGGAGTTCCCTCAACTAATTTATTTGAAAAAGCAGTGTATGTGTCTCTGCTGACTTTTGTTAAAGGTAAATCTGTTTGTGAAGTAGTATCATAGCCAGTTCTGTAAGAAGCTGACATAATATCGCTCATTCCATAAATACCGTTTGATGGTGTTGTAGTGGCACTTGTACCATCTGCGCTATTTCTGTAAAAAGCGTAACTCTGAGTTCCTTCGGAAAGGTCTATATTAGTATCTGCCACTTCCCAAAAATGTAGTCCTCTATTACCCCATTCTTGAAAAAGAATATTTAATGATCTTCTAGCACTTTTGATTTGATGTCCTGCAGTGCCTACTAGACCAAGTCTTTCGTATGCTTCAGCAATTACTTCATCAATTGAAAAAGTTCTATCAAATGTATACGAGCCTGATGTTGTATTTGCCATCGGCTATTCCTCTAAAATGTTCCGACTATGTATAAAAAGTCTACGTTAGTTACATCGGCATATATTCCAGTGTCAGCATAAATACCAGCTCCTGGTAATTTAAACTCCTGAACTGCGTCAGCGGCTGCACCAAACTTACCATGAAAAATTAATTGAGCAGCAGTTGCACCACTACCTATTTCATTATAAAGTTTAATTTCACCGTTAGCTGCACTCGACATTGCATACACAGTCATAATATTTGCTTTAGTAATATTAGCTGCTGAACCACCTACTAATGCCTGTACTTGTCCATCTGCTGTAAGCACGACCGATTGTCTAACTTTGGATGTTATTGACATAATTTTTATCTCCTTAAAAAGTGCTCCCGAAGGAGCACTTTAATTATTAAGTTCCGAACGGTGTTGCTTGCGATCCAGATGATTTTATTATCGCATCCACGAAATATTCATCATCCGCT